TTACATCACCTTATTCCTCTACTTTAGCTTTCGGAGTTGACTTCTTTTTAGGTTTAGGGAACTTATATCCACCATCAACAATGTTGAATTTAGCTTTTACTTCAAACATTTGCAGTGACTTATACTTGTCACCAATCTTTGCTTGAGTTCCAGAAACTTCTTTAACAACACCAAAGGGGTCAATATTAACCCCTATGATTTTGTCATCGTCTTTCCGAATGTAAAGTTTACCATCTTGATATACAAACATTCAGAACTCCTTTATTATCCGTTAGTTACAATCTTAGTTAAGAAGATTGCTTTCGCTGGCATTTTTCTCACCCATGAAGCAGAAGCTGTTAATGTTGCATCTGGGATACCAACATCCGTAGCCACATCGCCTTTGAATGAGAATCCGTAAGGAGCCATACATTCTCTAACTCTTGTGTAGATGAAGTCTGTACCACCAGCAACAGAAGCTTTTCTTTCCATCTCAGATGGAGTGTCAACTGGAGCGTTTGCAAATCTAATTGAACCTAAGCCTAATACGAATGTAGAATATTCAGATTCACCAGACGCAGTTCCAGAAGCAACTACAGGAACACTATCATTAATGATAACTGTTTTACCATTGATTGTTGCAATTGGTAAGTTTCTTGTGATACCAGCCTTATCAGTATACTTAGAGTATTCTAATAATTGTAAATTAGCAAGTCTGTTTGCAACAGTTGAGTGCATGATTGCCAATGTATAATCAGTAGCATTGTCACCGTTAGCTTTAATTGTCGCATCATTTACAGTTGAAACACCGATTAAGTTAGCATCTGCTACAGAAGCACCGCTTGTTGCTAAATCAGTAGTGTGTAAATCCCAATCAGCATCGCCTGTGATACCAAATAAAGCATCTAATACAGCGATTAATCTCTCTTGTCTCTTCTTTTGCCAGTAGTTAGCAACTCCAGAAACGATTTGTTGCATAGGGTCAGCACCTGAGTTAAAGTCGCTGATGAAAGAAATTGCTTTCCATCCCTTTTGTCTACCGTAAACAACTCCAGAGTAGTTTCCACCAGTAGTCGGGTCAGCACCGATGTCATTAACACCGTTGTAAACCTCTTCATCTCCACCAATTAAATCGTAGTATGGAGTAGTAAAGAAGTTACCACCTTGTGAAATTAATTTCTCAATTTCAGAGTCTCTTACCACCGCACCACTTTCTAACATAGTCGTTAAAATTACATCAGGTGTTTGTTTCCATTCATAGTTGAAAATCTCATCATCAAATGGAAAATTTAAATTTAATCCAGCCATTAGTTATTCTCCTTTTTTATTTAATTAATTGCTTATACAATTCGGGGTCTTTTTGTTTAAGTGCTACTTTTTCTGCATAACCCATAGTCTTGAATGATTCTTTATTTACCGCACCATTATTATTGTTTTGGTCGTCTGGTGGAGTTACTTTTGCTAACTTCGCCTTTACTTCCGCTTCAATAGAACTTTTAGCAGATGTGTAAACATCAATCAAGTTATCCACATTAGCGTCTGTGAGTCCAGCATCTGGATTAATTAGGTTATCGATTAACTTTGAATAGTAAGCTTCTGGGACATTAGCCTTTGCTAGTTTAGATATAGCACCAAGTCTGTTTTCTTTTAATCCCAACTCCTTTTGCTTATCCTCTAAAACCTTCATTTGTTCAGCAACTTGTTCTTTAGCAAGTTCCTCAGCACTCAACTTGTTTTTTCTGTCATATTCGTCTTGCCACTTAGCCTTTTGCGTTTCAAGACCTTTCTTAATGCCACACTCAACTCGTCTATCTGATTCTTTCTGAACTTCTTTCTCCAAATCATCTTTAGTATACAATCCATTTACTGCTTCTGCTTTTGCATCAGCAATCGCTTTATCATATTGCTCTTGTGTATATTCCATATTCATCCTCCTATACCATGTCATGCAAAAATGCCCAACACATTATCCTCTACCCTATTATACCACATTTTGTTTAAAATTATTCCAAAACACCCCAAATTAATCAGGGTGTCTGGTTCAATGGTTCAACTACTGGTTCAACCACCTCTTTTGGTTCCGCATTCTCACCTTTATCTTCCCAATATGATTCCCCACGACTAGCGTATTCATTGGTATCAGATACCAAATCAACAATAGTTAAGCAGTCATTAGGAGTTAGCGTTTCAGTGGCAAGTAAAGTACTGTAACTTTGCGACTTAACCAATAGATTGTGATTCTTATTTCTACTGAACTTAATGTCAACATCTTTCAATGTTAACGTTGATTCCTTCTTGTTCCTAAGAATATAAAGTATGATTTTCAATGCTCGTTTCTCAGAACGTTTGAACACCAGTTCCTTATTTCTAGCAACAATCTCCAAATCAGCCCAACCATCTCGCAGTTCAACTGCTTGTCCAGTATCACCACCACCGCCAGAGCGATTGTCTCTACTTGGGATTCCAACCAATGTATCCAACATATTCTCAAGCTCTTTAGCCAATAAGTTCATACCAGATTGGTCTAGTGCATTTTGAATAACCTTGACCTCAGATTTCGCACCAGTTTTATTCTTCAACATTACAGCTCCAGACTCTCTCATCTCAGCATAAAGCTCAGAATCCAAATCTGCATTTACAAATACCAGCAACGATTGGATTACTTGGTCAATGTCATCCATTCTACCACTGTAAAGAGTGTTGATAGAGTTCATCAAGTCTATGACAAGCTCCCAATCACCTGTTCGCCACATGTTGTTTGGATATTCAATCAGAGGTATTCCACCAACATAGTAGGTCATAAAATTGAAAGTAGCGTTCTCATCAATACTCTGGTCTGAATCCGTTACAATTTTATACATTCCACCAACAGTGTATACATAGTAAGTGTAATTCTCAATTTCACCCTTTTCATCCAAGTTAACCTTGTAAGTTACACCAGCAACTGGCTTCTCAGCAATTGAGTTCTCATACACAACAAATGTGAATGCTGGGTCTAGTGCTTTCTCTTCAAATGGAACTTCATCCGCATCTTCAATAGAATCTGTGTAAATTAATCTGAAAGCAGTTCCACAGATAGATTGATAGTCTCCAATCTCTTTATCAGTTGCAGATTTATCCTCATATGAAAGCATATCATTTAAATCGTCAATTTCAACTTGCTTATCAGTCTTTGACTGTATAAATTGAATTGGTGTTCCAAGAAAATATCCAACAACTGTCCTAGTTATTCTCTGTGAGTTATTAAGCACCAATTTATTATTTATCTCTGGTCTTACTTTCTTAACTTTGTTCAAAATGGGTTGATTACCATTGTAGTATGCAGTAAGTGTATCAATCTGCGACTTGTTTGCCAAATGCTGAGATATTACTGAATTAATCATTACCGCAACATTGGAATCATCATTAATAATATCCTCTGGAGCAAATGAAGTTAATAGCTTTTGTCTACCTTTAAACATTATAGTCCTAACTCCCTTCTATTAAGTACTTTTATTGCAGAACCTTCCAAGTCTTGTATTAGACTTGCCAACATAGCCAATGTATCTGGAGCATCATCGTGAGGGTTCTTACCTGTTTGTGTCCACCGACAAACATCCTTCATGAATTTTGCATACTCACTCTTTGGATGATAGGTTGATGGATGTCTAAATATGAATCTTTTCTTTACAAAATCAGAATAAGTGATAATTTTAACATCCTTATTGTTTCCAGTAAAGAATAATCTAAGTGATGTATTACCACCCTTCGATTTTACCAAATCCTCAACAGTCTCAGCATAATAGTTACCACCATTATTCATCTCGACATCAGCTCTAACAACCTTATGTTCAATAAGCTTATTTGCAACCAATTCAGTAGTGACTTGAGGTAAACCGTTATTGTAAACAACATCATCGATGTAAACCATGTCACCATAGAGTTTTGCAACTGGTAGTGATACATTATCCTTACCTAAGTTCTTACTATCGCACACAGCAACGACTGTATCGGGCTTTTCTTGTGGTAATGACATAAAATACTGTAATTCGTCTGGATTGTAAAGAATACCTTCTCTCTCAATAGGCTCTTGCATGTATAAAGCACTGAAACTTGCCTCATCCATATCATTTTCCATCTCTTTATAGTATTTGGTTGAAAAACCACCAAAAAAGTTGAAATTACTTTCGCCATCATCATTGTAACATGGGATATCCAACACCTTAAACCTTGGATTAGTCTCTCCCATATACTTCAATTTACTCATTGGGTCATGAACTGACCAGTTAGTTGCAATATGTATCTCTTTACAACCCTCTTTTTTTCTCTGTTTAGCATTTACTGTGTATTTCTGCCATAGATTCCCTAGTCTAACAATTGAAAGTGCTTCTTCGATTCCAGAAACAAGGTCATCACAGTACAAATAGTCACCAGCTTCGGCACGACCAGTCATTGAACCACCAATTGGTACGAATGATATGCTCGGATAACGTCTTTTTTTCTTCAACCAAATCTCTTCACGCTTTGCATTCTGTAAAACAAGGTTCGCTTCTGGGAAAATCTCATGAAATCTCTGCCCAGACACAATTTCCATAACTCCATTATAGAATGAAGTGGTTATACTGTCGGAATATGACGTACCCAGCTGTGTTTTCTCTGGTTTTCGTCCAATAATCCAAGATAAGAAGCGAATACCAAATGTCGATTTACCAACTCTGGGTGGCATCGATATCAAAAGTGTATCATACTTATCGTGAATCTCCATATCGTTTAAAGCACCTACCAACTCAGCCAAATGCTCTCTTCTGTGATGGTAAAATGCTCTGTTTGGGTCAGTATGGTCCTCATCCAACTCCAAATAACGATTGTAGGTTCCGAAATCGTGCGGAGCAACAATCCTCAGAACCTCAACGTATAAATTATATCTATCGATTAAATCATGACCAGAAACCTCACCAGAACTAAGTTCATACTCCAAATTAGGAATTACAACTTCCAAGTAATGCTTGAGTTCCTCTAAATTCATAATCTACCCCATTTCCCAAATTTCTTTACCTTCGCTAACCGCGTATACATATTGAATATAGTTTGACACATCTCCAAAAGTCCATACTTCATCAGCATCATTGATGTAATCCTTATATTCCATGCTTTCCAAATCACAAGCCAACTTAAATTGGTGAACAAACTGCTCGTTTTCCAATTCTTCCAAGATAAGTTCCTTTGTATATTTATCACCGTTAAAAATTATAAATACTTTTCTTCTCTCTACACCCATAGCAAACTCACATCCTTCTTCTTTCCACTCAATTGTATGATAGGTATTTTAGTGTGGTCTTGCGGTTCATACATTGCTTTCAAACTGTAGCCACCAGCTTTTAAGAATGGTGTAACTGCCAATCTGACGAAACCTTTGATTCCAACTGTTTCATTTTTACTGTCAATAACAAATTTCGCTGGGAAGTAACTTTGACCTTGGTGGTCGTGACCAGTAATTAACACATCCATCCCATCAATAGCATAACCCATAACTCTTGTTTTGAATTTTGATGAGCCATGGAACATTGCAAATGTATATGTCCATTGTCTATCAGCTTGTTTTGCTCCAAATGCAACCTTTAGGAAACCAGCATTCTCTCGGTACTTATCCTCGATTCCAAGTAGGAACATCACATCATATAATGGACAACTATCAGCATTTCGAGTAGTTCTATACTCATGATTACCTTGTAGTCCAGATAAAATCCTATCTTTCAGCGGTCTCAGCTCTCTTGCCAGTTCCTCTTTCTGTTCTCTAGGACTCATAAGTTGCTGGAACGGACTGCCGACACTGTTTCTCAAGTTGTTTTCAACCAAGTCTCCAATAAGTACAACATAACCATTTGGGTCATTCAGAACCATTGCTTTCCACTTGTCCCACTTCTCATGGTCAAACTCATGTGAGCCAATATGCAAATCTCCTAATGGATAGATGTTCATATACTCCATTTCCCTTGGGAACTTGCTCACCATTAAATCAAAATCACC